TCTCGATAAAGTTATATTTGTCGGCCCAGTTGGTCCCAGCATTTACAGAGAGAACTGTATTTGAATCTATGTTATGTTGAGCAATATATTGAAAGTAGGATTTCAACCTTCCTGGTGAACCCGCTTTAGGGTTAAATTGTTTGAAGGCGAACGGCCTAATCCTATTATGTATAACAAACTGTAACGAATTAGGATCCTTATTGCTGCCCTTTCCCCAAACCATCTCACAATACATCTCGTTTAAAGCAGGATTGCTATTATCTAGCAGTATCTGCCATATAGAATTAGCACCTTGAAAAGTAAAAGGATTTATAAAGCCAGCTGCCTCGCCATAGTCTATATAACTATCTTTAGCCACTAAAGAGCCAGTTCTTAAAGTGATAAACTTATTTATCTCATTATTTTTAACGTGTTGTCCTTGAGGTCCAACGAAGTTAAAAAAGTTAACCATAGCATCTGGGATACGAAAGGTGTATATAGAACTAGCAAGCCTGTTGATATCATTGCCAGCTTCAGTAAGGCCGCCTAAACTAGTCCCAAACAGTTGAAGTAGTGAACTCAAATTATCCTTCACTAAGAATGTTGATGGCGTTCCGCCTTTATTCATCATGGCATCTCGTATAGCTACAAATATGGCAGAACCTTGTCCAGCATCTGTTCCAGTAGTATCGTTAATCAGCGGATCTATGTAGAGTATTGAGTGCATGATGTGGCCCCAATCTATCCCAGTGACATAATATAGAGACTTACGTGACCCGTCATCTTGAACTTGAGTATCTACCCTAACGCTATCTATCTTTCCAACCATCTTAACTAATTTAGCATTAGCTTTTTGAAAGTCTTTCGCTACGATGGGTTCCTGTGACATCATTAACACACACCAACTTCCAGGAGTAAGTTGAGCAACCCAGTTCTTGGTTGGAGCCAGCACTAAGTTGAAACTACCTTGAGGATCACTTTTTGATTTACTAGTTTGAATTGATACACATGAGAGAGTGCTTATAATGTTGGGATATGTTTTATCTATATCGCTAACATTGCTATAATCCTCTGGTATTCTATCTAAATAGTTAAATATAAGAACAGCTGCGTGCGGAGTATTGATAGTGGTTGTTTTATTTATAGTTGTCATTTAGGTCCTGATTTCGTGAAGTCATCCTTCATCTTATCTAGAATCTTACCAGGATTGATATCTTTTCTGTTGCCTAATCCGCCTCCATCAATTAACTTATCTACTGCAGTAGAGAACTTATCAGTAGCATGAGAAAATACTTTCTGTGACTCTCCAGATAGTGCTGCCCTACTAGCAGCACTTCCGAACTCTTTCTCATTACCTTGTTTCTCTATGTTTCTTATCATGTCGCCTAAAGCTTTTACAGCTTGAGTAGTCGTACCTAAAGTCGACGCAGCTTCAGCAGCGGCTTTAGATAGTTGAGCCATTCCAGCAGTTCTAACGTTATCTAGTTCTTTTTGATTTGCTCCACCAGCTTCGCCTGCTAATGCTGATCCAGCCTTTTTACTAGCATTTGGATTAGAACCCTGTAACTCATCAAACGCTTTACCCATTCTAAATAAAGCTTCTCCACCACCTGCAACCCCAGATCTAGTGGCATTTGCTCCCAATTTCAATTGAGCACTCTCCGATAGATCTGAAAAGCTATGCGCTTTATTTATTTCTTCAGCATCTACTCCATATGCTAATCCGGCCTTTCCAGTAAGCACTGTCGCTTTTCTATCGCTAATTAAGGAGGATACTATATCTGATGCTTTACTATTAGTTGGAACTTTTACGCCCATGTTAGTGAGTTGCTTCTTAATATCAGAGTCACTCATACCCTTCATCGACATCAAATCTTCATTCTTTAGATTTTGAGTAAGAGCTGCTTGATCTAAACTTAGACCAGTTGTTTTTGAAACTCTTGCTGTCGCAACCATACCAGTAAATGTAGCAGATTGATTCTGTCCCATCTCATTAGCTAATTGTGCGTTGCTCTTTGCTTGCTGTACAGCAAATTCTTGGTTTGGATCCTTTGTATTGATATTATTAGCTAGATATTGAGCAGATGCTGCTGTAGTATCTACTCCAGCTTGACGAAGCGTAGATGATTGAACCATTGCTGCTGTATTCTCAACCATCATGTTCAACACTTTAGAACCTTCTAAACTCTTAGAGAAGGATGCTTCTAACACTGAGCCTAATGCTGCTGTAGGGTTATTTGCTCCACCCTGTGCCAACGTTGCCTGCCGCTGCATATTTAGTTGCATGCTTCCATATCCAGACTTCTCTAAGTTCCTAGCTGAATAGATTTGACTCTCGTTGAATGTGCTGCCGATATTGTCAACACCAAATTGTGACATCTGGTTGAATTGCTCAGGAGACATCCTTGCCGCAGCCATCTTAGTGAGGTTGGCCTTACTACCTGTGCGATTTATAAAAGCTTCGCCACCAGCACCCATTCCCTGAGCAGCCACGCTTTGACCAACTAATAAATCCCTATATCCTTGCATCTGTTGAGCAGATACATGTATTGCCGCTTGAGTAGCCGCATCATTAGCTTGCATGGCTTGAAGTTTCGCAGACCCAGCAGTAACACCAGGAGTTTTAATTGCTCCACCTATACCAACGTTGCCAGCGGCAGAGAGAGCTTCAATACCACCGTTAACATCTGAAGCAATGCTAACAGATGTGGCAATACCACCAACTGTATTCTGAACACCTGCTAAAGCTTCAGTGCCTGCCGCTGAGGCAGAACCTGAAATTTCAGCGATAGGATTTAATGCTTCTACTGCTCCGTGTCCTGTCATAGCTACGCCAGCAGCTGTTTGAGCAACGCCAGAAGCTAAGTAAGCGGCATTAGCCGCTTGTTGCCCAGCATATATCTGAGTGCCAAACTTCTCTGAGTCAGCAGTGTGAGTGAGCATCATCTGACTCTCTATGTCACCACTTAAACCTGCTTTATACCTATCATACTTCTGATTTTCCCAACCAGCAAATCCTGCCCTATTTCCAACCGCTTGTATCCTCTGATTAACTAATACATCGGCGGCAGCACCACCAGCAGCAGCGAACATACCACCATAAGCCATAAGTTTTTGTGCTTGAGTTGGTCCGCCGCCTCCGCCGCCTTCAGTAGCTTTCTTAAGTTCTTTGTTGGCCTCTTTAGTGATGGTGAGTTGCTCTTCATATTCCTTAGATGTGCTATCAACCATCTGAGAGAGTTTCTCAAACGCACTTATTAACTTCTCAGCACTCTCAAAACCCTTCTGACCCTTACCTATACTTCTAGCTTTTGCTTCACCAGTAACTACATTAGCATAAACAGAAGCAGGATCCTCGCCACGCTCTTTATAGATTTGCCTAGCAGCTGTAAGGCGGGTTTGTCTGTCTTTTTCCCGCTCTGCCCTGCCAAATAAACCTGTCATTCTCTTTCTAGCATCGACATCTTCTACGCCAAAACTAGTGACTAAATCATTCTCAGAGATATTCCGTATCTGTTCTTCATACCCGCTCATCCTATTCATGGAAGCAGAGAGTTGCCTCTCAACTTGAAAAGGATTTAGATTTTGTGTAGTCCTTAAACCTTGTTGCATGCCTCCGAATGTTCTAGCACCACTTTGGACTTGACCATTCATGCCGCCAAAATACTTACCTATGCCGGCGTTAACTCCGCCAAGAACCCTTGCCCTATTAGTCTCTTCAAATAGAGTCATAGAGTTAAGAGCCCTATCAAAAGATTTCATAGCCCTCTGACTACTTGGCATCTCTGCCATGCTTGGGTTCTCTTTCAGTAACTGGTCAAAATCATGCTTTCCGCCGTATATGTATTGATTTTGTTGATATTTTTGAGATTCATACTCTGTGCCCCTTAAAGCTCTCTCAATATCCGTGGGCAAATGTCCTTCGCCAACGCTCTTAGCATTCATAGGTCTTGAGTTTTTTGACTTATTATCTGGCACTGCTACTCCTCAAAAGATACATCGATGTCTTCTCCAAAAGTATCACCGTGAACAACCTTAGCTTTCGCCAGCTGCTCTTCCATCCACTTAATATTAGCAGGATCCTTAGTGGGATCAAGAGGTGGTTCTTCTTTCTTGAGGGAGGCAGCAGTCTGCTTAGCCTTTTCAGCTTCAAGCTCTCTGCGCTCTTCTAACTCGGCCCAATCAAGATCCGCTTTCTCTTTTGCTACCTCTATCTTATCAGCATCTCCGTCAACGCGCTCTTCTTGAACCTTGCGGCGCTCGATTTTATCATAGAACTCGTATAGGAGTTCTTCCAATGTATAGGATAAGAGGATAGGGTCTTTTAATGGGCGAGTATAGGTGCTAGACCACCAACTCTGTAGAAAGAGGAGCATCTGGTGTTCTGTGTCTAATTCGGCTCTGGCGTTATAAGCAGCTATTATTCTTACGGCGTCGACAACTGAGAGTTCTGTGCTTGTTCCGCTTTCTTCTTCAGATCGTCTTTCCATGCTAGTTCTGCCTCATCTAATTTTCTAAACAATGCCACAACAGCATCTTCATCATCGATTAGGTTGCCGCCATTGCTTTGTTGCCACCAAGTAGGTCCTTCTACAATCTTAGCCCTTAAATTGGCAAGGATGATAGCGAAGCCAGAGAGGTCATCTGTTGGGTTGGCATGTCCGCCTAAGATACGAGTCTTCTCTTGAGCGAGAAGAACCCTTTGCCCAACGTTGAGTGAGCATAGAACAGTAAACTTCCCGTCATACTTCTTTCCACTCTCTCCGATATGATCAAATTCGAATGTTTTTTGCTTATTTGGTAGGTCCACGTTATCTCCCATAATGTATATAGGAGATTATACCCATTTATTAGTGGGTTCACAGTATATTAAAAAGGTTATACTATTCTGCTAAACCTGCTCTGAAGGTCGGCTAGAGGGTTGCCTGGTTGTGGAACATCGCCTGGTATAGCAGAAACTGCGTCTATGTTGTCAGCCAACGCTGGAGCTCGCTCATCACGATAACCAATAGACTTAAACGTCATAGTGACATTAGCTAGTTGATCTATCTTTATATCTTCAGAGCGACTAGTTATCATAGCTTCAGCTGTATAGAATAACAGTTGATCTGTAGCAGAATCTCTAGCTTCGATAGTGATATATTGTTGAGAAAGAAAGTTAAGAACATCAGCTTGCCATAACAAACTGCCGATACCTTTACCTGGAATATGTAGAGCTGAGATGCTACCATCCACTGTGATTCGCTGAGGAGCTAACTCATAAGGTAGATAGTTGTCGATAGTGTTTATCTCAGTGACAGAAGTAGTGATGTGCCAACTTATACCAAAAGCAAAACCTACTAACTTACCATTCACTTTAAGTGTACACCTAGCGCCTGAAGCATATTTAGCTTGAGGTCGAGTAGACAGTAACCCAGCGAAGTTGCTTGCTAAGTTATTCAATATGCCATTAGCTACATTCGGGCTATTGTTGAAACCCGCTGGTTCTGTTATATTTAAGCCTGCCATAAAAACACCTTATATATTTTGTTGTCCACTGCCACTCGCATTCGCCACGTATCCGTCACCATCAACATAAAGTGCTGTAAAGTTAAACCTATCTTGAGCTACGCCCTTCTTAGTGATATTAAAGTCTGCTTGAGTGATACGAACACTTCGTATGTTAGCAACACCTATGATGCCAGTCGCAGTCTTGCTATAAACTTGAATGTCAAAAGCAGCACCATTCTTATAAGTACTAGGATCTAAAGCTTCGTTAGCTCGCCCATCAGTTCCTGAGAAAGGAGCTCCAACGATAGAGTTGATGCTGGCATTCGTGCCGTCCCATGTAGAACCCCAGTTGCCAACGCCATTGCCGGCGTCGTTGATAGCTACTCCACCAGGCACAGAGAAGCCATTGTTAGCAACAGCACCTTTAGCATAGCGGATCACAGTGAAACTGCCAGAGACAGAGTAGCCGAGTGGCTCTACACTGGTGCCCTCGTACATTCCCAACACTTTAGGAGTTTGGGTGATGATTTGAACTGAGTAAGATAAATCAGAGCAGAAAGCCATAGTTTTCCCATTCAGGATAACTTTAGCTGCGGCGCCTGTAATAAAGAAGGGTCGAACATTAGCCATGGCAAACCCTCCTAATCTTTATGATTACGATAAATCTGTATCGCCAGAGTGAGAAGCGGTAAAAGAATCATCCGAAGCTAAAATTGCTACAAACGAGAGCGAATCCACTAAGATACCTCGTTTATTAAGCGAAGCACTCTTACGGTTGAAGCGGCAATCGGTTAATGTGATAAACTGAACAGCATCAGTAACTTGAGCGGTTCCGCCACCAGCAGTAGGGCCAGATTGCGTTTTTTGATATACAGCTAGATCCCAAGTTGTTGAGAGTAGGATGTTGCCAGGGTTGATCTCATCAGCAGCATTGCCGCCGGTTGTATAGTTGACAGCGCCAAGACCATTACCAGTAGATGCTGCACCTGGTATGTTTTGTTGTGAAGCTAAAGAAGTGTAACGAACTACAGATAGACTGCCAGAAACAGAGTAGTTCACTGGTTCGTTAGTCACTGGCTCGTACCTACCCATAGTTTCAACAGGTATAGTGTCAATTGAGACGTTATAAGAAACGTCTGAACAGTAAGCAAAAGTTTTGCCACCTATTTTTATCTTAGCGTTTGCTCCAGTGACCATTGAAGGCATTTTTCCAGCCATATTTCCTCTTTTTGGGTTCGGTTCCCAATACCATGAATTTTTTAAGTCCACTATTGGACTTAGTAAAATTATAACATATTTTAAGTTGGCGATAAAAATATATTAATTTGTTGAAGGTATTGGGTATAATACATGTATGAAGAAAACATGTACAAAGTGTCATAAAGAGAAAGAGTTAGAAGAATTTCACAAAGAGGCAGCTGGTAAATTTGGACGCAAATCTAAGTGTGCTGAATGTATAACTATAGCATCTAACGAATGGAAAGCAAAAAATCAACTTCGTGAGCAACAAAATAGAAAGAGATGGAACTCTGAAAATAAGGAGCAGCATAATGAGTCAACTTATAGGTGGCGTAGAGAGAACGCCGAGCATCATGCTGCCTATGTTGCTGGATATCAATCAGAGCGCAAAAAGAGAGATCCACAGTTTAAACTGCTGAGTAATATGCGGTCTCTGTTGTATAATCATTTAACTCGTAAAGATCTTAAGAAACACGAACATTTAGAGCAATATCTATCATGCTCATTTGACGATTTTATGATCCATATTGAGAACCAATTTACAGAAGACCTTAATTGGGATAATTATGGCTCTTATTGGTCTGTTGACCACATTTGTCCTTGTAGCCAAGCACAGGATGAAAGAGAGTTCGTTAAGTTGTGGCATTGGTCTAATTTGAGACCTATGAAATCTCGCGGACCAGACGGTAATATGGCAAAATCTGACAGCAAAACACAAGAAGCTCAAGATTTTTGTCTTAAGCTTCTTGAAAGAAACTGGATAGATTAAGCCTGTGATGAAGCGCGTTGTAGTGTCACGTCGGCGAGGATGAAGTCCAGCCCCTCCACAAGTTTAATAGTTACACTTATATTCACTGTATTTCCGTTAAGTTGAACGACCAACTGCTTAAAGCCAGACTTAGCATCGCTTGTGCTCACTGTGATACCCTGAGCCAAATATGTGCCTAAGATACTCTCACAGGTGGTTTTGATCTCTGCTGCTGTCACGGTGTTTTTAAGACCGATGTAGATGTTCTCAAGTTGAGAGCGGAAGTCATAAGCTACGACGTCAGCAGCGTATTGAACGTTGCCACGATTGTAGACCCAGTTACCATCTTTTCCGTAAGTGGTATTATCAACTACTAAGCGATACCCACCAGTTTGTGGAGCATCCCAGAAAGTGACACCACTTTGGATAGCATCGTCATATTGTGTATCAGGATCGAAATCTGTACGGATGTTGGCATCAGGAGTGCTCATAGGTTGCGCTGTTTGACGGATACCTGACATGTTAAAGTATTTGAATGTCATAGGTAGGCCAACAGGAGAACCGCCGCGAGCACCAGCCAACATACAGGCTCCAGCCCATGGTTGAAACCACTGTAACACACCTTGAGCACTTGCTTGCTTCACATCTTGAATAACCATCTGAACCCTAGAGTAGGCCATGTTAGCGATAGCAGCTTTACAATTGATATAAGTATCTTTCAATGACAGATATCCTTGACGCTCAGATTTCTTCTTAGTAGTTGCCATCAAACTTAAGTGAGTTTTCACAGCTTGTTGGATACCAGCGATTGTGTAAGTAGAAGTTGGGTCAGTAACATTATCAGCAATGTCAGCGGTAGCGTCACGAGAGAACAAAGGCACAACAGAGTTCACTCTGAATTTAGTGAACTTAGCAAGAGCATTTGTGATCTCAGAGGATGGAGTTCCACCAAGCACACCGCCAGCAAGATAAGTTTGAACAGAAGCAGGAGGTAAGCCGCTAAGACCTTGTCCAACTTCTTGAACCAAACTTACATTCGAAGATTGAGCAAAGAACTGAACAGTCTCATAAGCATTCTTAGTGATTAAAGCAGGATAGTCAGTGTTAGAGGTGCCAGCAGCATTAAAAATACCTTGATCCATAACTGATGGGGATAGTTGGCCATACTGAGTAGATCCGACAACTGCGTTCCACACACCACCAGAGATAGTGTTGATATATAGAGCTAGTTGAGCTATAGTGGTGTAAGTTGCCAATGGGATAGTGTGTTCAGCAAGAGCATTATTTGTAAGGATTATGTTGGCACCGTTGATAGTAACGGTTGGAGCAACTCCGCCTACGCGACCGATCGACAACACAACATTTCCACCAATTACAGCGGATTCAGTAACATTCGTTCCGTAGTTGGTAATCAGTAGGGATGCTTGTTCCAACGTCTCAGACGATATAAATCCTGGTAGGATATTGAATTTACCAGCGCCATTGCCTAGCAACGATGTTGGTGTTCCGTCGATGAGTTCAAACTCTCCACCAGCAGGCATGTCGATGTTCAAGTAAGCGGCAGTATTTGTTCCGCTCACAGTGAACACCATGCCAGCAGGTAAACCTAAAGACCAGTTACCAGCTAAGTTTAAAGCTGCTTGTAACTCAGCAACAGTGAGGATTGAACCAACTGTTGTGAAGGTATTATCTAAAGCAGGACTAGCACCATTCAGGCGGATAGTGAAAGAAGCACCAGACCCGTCATTGATGATTCCACCAGCCAATGTAACAGAAGTCCCAGGACTCAATCCTAAGTTTCCATTGAAGTGACTAACGCCAGTATTTGTGATAGTGGAGTTGGCTAAAACTGACCAACTTCCAGCAACACCTAAGAGACTTGAGTATTGAGCATTTACAGTAGTTGCAGCAGCGAATGTCACAGCAGCACCAAGAGCAATCACAGAACCGTTAATAGTTCCACCAAAAGTATCAGTGACGCTTGTGTTCGCTATGATATTACCTTGAAAGGTTCCAACATGTCCTGAGTTGATAGTAGCAGAGCTACCTACAACCCAATAAACATTTGCAGCAGTAGCTCCACCAGTTAAAGTGATAGTGGGGATACCGCCAGCGCCAGTTACTAAAGTAGAAGATGCGATAAAGACGTAAGTTCCAGCACCATTCAATGTCAATGCGCCAGCACCTGAAGTAGCTAAGTTGAAAGTACCACTTGATTCACTGTAAACACCAGGAGTAAGTGTTTGACCATCTAAAGCAGCAGCGATAGGGGTTGGAGTCATAGCACTTAAAGAAGCATAAGCAGCAGAAGCGGCAGCTTGTGCAGCAACAGCATCAGCGTCATTAAGATGTGGAGTTCCACCGGCACCATTATATAATCCGCTTGTGATGTTGAACGCAGTTGAAGAGGATGTTTGAGCAGCAGCAGCTGGGATTAAAGTATTTTGATAAGTGATTAAGTTTCCAGAAGTTCCCCATGTTTGAGACAATACTGTTCCGAAGTTTCCACCTAAAACCAGTTGAGCTTGAGTAGAAGCATTTGTCTTGTAGATGTAAACAGCTTGTGCTCCGCCTGGGATTGCACCGTCAGCGCCAGGAGCGAACAAAAAGGTACAAGCATCAACAAGTGGGCCTGTTCCATATTTATTCATTATAGCTACCATCTGATCTGGACTATAAACATTAGTTGAGAGATCAGGTACTTGTGATCCAGGAGTTCCACTTGAGCTTTCACCAAAAATGGCTACGATTCCAGTTGGACTTAATGGAAAACCGCCACCAAGATCGATAGTCTCTTTAGAATACGCACCTGGCTTATAGATCGTACTTCCGTTGAATGAAACATTTATTGCCATCTTAAACTCCTAAACCTAACTTTGATAGGTCATCTTTCATTAAAAATACTTACTAACTAAAGGGTAAACTTGGTAAAATAATGTCCACTTTTCAAGTCCGACTTTAGCCCAATAACCCATTGATTCTCATTATAACCCAATCATTTAGCTGAAAACTTGGGTTTAAAACATTACATTCGCTTATTTCAACTTAATTCCATACTTCTCTAAAGCAGCATCGAAAGCACTCATGGTATTAATCATAGCCACGCCTCTAGCCTTCATATCTGCCAATAGGATCTCTTTATAATGGTGTACTGGTATCTTATTCTTGCGTGTAACATACCAAACCTCAAAACTAACTAGTGGTACTTTAACTGTGCCCATAAATCTCCTTAATTATATTAAAAACCGTCTTCTTCGTCGACTTCTGGTTGCCCCATAACTTCAAACTGTAAACCTGAGTTATAAGTACGATCAACCTTAGAGATATCTACATCCATGCTAACTGCGATATGCTCTGACTCTTCTAACTGAACTGCCTCATCTATATTGATCTCATCGATGTCTAGGTACTTGTCCATATTGAAGTGATTCTGAGTGGTACACTTAAACCGTATCCATCTAGTCCATACATTGTCAGTCATTTTAGAGTTGTCTTTATTATAGTCAGAGGCACTGAATGTATGTAGGGTGAGACCTAATTTCTCTGCCATACGTTTATGCTTAAAAAGTATATAAGAAGCGATGTAATACAGCCACAAAACGTGATCCCCGGCTTTAGCTGCGTGTATACCAATATCTATCATCACAGTAAAGACACCAATACCATCTTCACCTATCTCTCCGTCACCGAATATGTCGCCAATAGCTGCTTTAGATTCATCCTCTACCTCATTCGCTAAATGTACGCTAAGGCACGGAATTCGTTGAACATTTAGGTTCCAGGCTTGTACGACAGGGAGTTTCGTAGTAACGAACCAATCCCATAAGTCATCTAAGTATTTAGGTCCATAGTCGAGTGCTAAGTCTTTACATAGGTATTGCCCAAATAGGTCATAAAACTCTTCTTTATTACCTCTGAGCTTATCTAGACCATGAGTGAGGATTTTTTGCATTACGACTTCAGGTAGGATATACATTATGTCTCCTCATAGTTTTGAATTATGCTTCTCACTATATCATCGTGTGAGGTAGCTAATCCACTATTTATATTGCCTAATTCTTCGCCAAAATCTTTATGCTTAGCAGGTTGTACCCAAGCACTACTTCTACTCTGTTTGCTTGTCGCTGTCCTAAACTGACTTCCACTAGGCGCAACCTTATTATACTGTTTAGCAGCACTTTCGTAACGCTCAGCCATTATAGCTTTTTGAGCATCGAATATATTCGTGTGAATGGGTGGGCGCGGTTTACCACTTGATCCTATTGGGATAATTTTATAAACACCTGACCCATCTGCCATAGGTTTTGCCCCACTTGCTAACAATCTATCTAACATTGGCATCGGTGGCTCACTGAAGTCTGTGATGCTACTCTCTGTCTCTAAAACAAAAGCGTCCCAACTAGGTCGAAGCTCGTTTATAAACTCTGCTGAACGCTTCTCAACACCACTCTGTATAGCACTCTCCATTGCAGAATTCATCTCCTGCCTCAAGGCAGAGGTAATCTCTTGCTCAGCTTTTGCTACTGTAGTGTTTATAGTGTCTTCACTTAAACCTCTAGCTTGTAGGGAGAATCTAAGTCGTTCTAACTCTAATTGAATATTTAACATATTAAGCTCGACTTTTCTTAATCGCTTTAGCTCTCATGTCGTGTAAGAAGTTCTCTTTCTCTAATCCGCTCCACTCACTAGCAAATGTTATCCTGATCTTTCCGTTAGGGGAGATCTCAACTTGAGGTCGAGGTAGGTAAGGATAGTTCTCGTCGTGAACGTCGCTAGGGTCTCTAGGTTTTGCTGAGAAAGCCTCTACAGTTTCTGGCTTCTTACCCATCGCTTCGATCTTGTTCTGAAGTTCTCTAAGCTTACTCTCTATATCGTCTATCTCGCCGCTAGCCATATGCGCTAGTTGATTATGTTTACTTGAGATGTTGTGAACAGTCTCTTCAAGTTTTTCAAATAGTCGTAGGATACGAGTTTCAACCTGTTGAAGATCAATGGCCATACCATTTCTGATCTGCTCTCGTATTGTCTCCATCTCTTCGTAGATGTTGCCTATGTTGTGTTTTTTATAACTTGAGATGAGGTTATTAATTCCGCCTTCAATCCCACTATCATCCATTACGGAGTCATCTAGTAGGTTAAGTTCTTTCTCATCCTCAGGCAAATACCACTCGAATACTGACATCAAAGCAGCAGTGAGTTCAGGAAGTGATTTGTTAGTGAATTGATATATCATCTTGTGCCCGTCAATAACTCTACCTGAGTAGATATCGTTGATATGCTTTCTGATGCTCAAAGTATATGTATCGAATTGAACGTCCTTAAAACCCTCGTCATCCATACCACGAACAGCTTCTCTGATGCGGCGGAATAAGCCTGTGCCAACTAAGCGTAAAGCATCTCCATGGGTCACTTCTAAAACGGCATCGGCTTTCTGTCTAACTATATTCTTCTCTAACTTCTCAATTGACAGCATGCCTTTTAAGGATTTGCCAAGTTTAGTCCTAACAAAATGTTCTAGAGGTTTATGGCAGCAGCTTCGTAGTTTATCCCAAGGGATATCTTGAACTTCGAACCACTTCCAGCTCTTAACTTCTTCTGTATCTTTAGGTTCGCCCCTATAAGACTCCATAAGATAAATATCAACTTTATGCCCATCGATGTCACCCTCCCAAATATGCTGAGGATTCCTACCGATAAGGCCGCACTCTTCTTCCATCTCTCTCAAAGCAGTTATCTCAGTGCTACCATCAGAGGCGTCCATGCTGCCGCCGGGATAAGACCAACCGCCTTTTACATGCTTACCTAAAAGAAACCGACCCTGGTCATCCATGATGATGCTCGCAGCAGCTCGGTTATCATATGCCCCGTCAGAGGATTTCTTCATATGCTTACTTGCTTTCTTTTTCTTACGCTCTGTTCGTTCTTCGTTTGTTTTTTCTTTCGCTTTAGTGTGGTGTTTTTCGCCCCATGTGCCGCCACGATTTTCACCGTGAGTTTCTGGTGCGTCTTTACCGGGAGATGTGTATTTCGCTGCTATAGATTTAGGAGGAGTGCCTCGACCAGAGCTTTTAGAGCTGTCAACTTTGCCATGTAAAATGGCTTGCATTAATCTCCACTGTTTACGGCTTACGGCTTGAGCCATGATATACCTACTTGAATAGAATTATATAGATGAATCAATCTTTACTCCGTTTAAACTAGTAATATGATTATAACTTATATTACGGTTCAACCTATGTTAATACCCATCTTCTGTGCCCATAATCCTCTATTCTGTATAGTGGACGACTATCTCCAAACAATTTTTGACTAAAAACGCCGTTTAAAGCCTGTTTTTCCTCTGTAGGGAACTGAGATAAGACTTCTGGATCGTTAATGCGTTGACATCTAGTTCTAAAAACTCTTGTTTTATAGTCAGTATACCAATAGCTAGGTTTAGTAGAGACAGTATCTTCTATGAAGCCCAATTTCTCATATACATTTCCATTGCTTAATCTATTGTTTGAATAAGACACTATTGTCTTATTATATAATTTTTGTATGTGACTTACCAGTTTACCAGCGCCACCCCTTACATTGTATCCAATTTTTGTAGCAAGTCTAGCTATCTCTATGGCATTAGAGTATTTAGAACCAGTATAAGTTCTAGTAGATAGTGCAAAAACTAACTCATCACCTCTATATAGTCCAAAAACATCTTTAGCAGCAACATGGCCATCTAAATGATTGAGATTGAAAAATTTCTCAGCCTCTTTCTTGTTTACAGATTTTAATATTAATTCTCTAGCATTTAACTTAATACCACTAGCTATTCCTAACTTATTTAAGATTATATTTACTACTATATCTTTCTTATAAATAAATTCATCATCATAAAAGGCCAATAATTGAACTCCGTTGTTTTTACAAGTTGTATATTTAAGCATGTGATATCCACGCTTTATCGCCTCATTGGCGCTACTATGCCAATACAGTCCGTTAAATTCAATGGCTATATTTTTAGTTGAAATGTATAAATCTAATTCTTTTGGTCTGATAACTTTTCTATTATTAAGTTCTACACCTATATTGAACTTTTTCAGCATAGTCGATACAAAAAGTTGATTTTTATTATTATTTGTACCGATCAAATTGCCATAACCTAACTTATGAAACCACTTACATACAGTTTTTTGACTTAGCCCCATATCGATTGCTATACTGCTCACAGTGCCTTCTTTTGCCTCTACTTTCATTTTTATAGAATTGATAATCTTAATCCACTCTTCAGTAGACATACCCAACTGACTTTCTGATCTCCAATTTGGATTGTTTCTATGGAACTCTTTAAATCCAGCAGCAGTATCTCTTAATGAGGATTGGATCTTAGCGGCGTCACTTAATTTTTGTAGATGCTCTGGAGAACGATTTTTAGCCATCTCGCTAAGATTCTCACGTAATTCAGGTCTATCTATATAGCGCTGAATAGCTTTTTGTGAAGATACTTCCCATGATTTATTTTTAATGATTGTTTCTTCTCTTTTTGCCTTCACTTCTGGCTTCTTGTTGGCTTCAAGAAGCCTCGTTCCGTTTGATGTACATATCTTTCTAAGATCTGGATTTTTAATATAAGCAGCTTTATTAGCTTCACTTAGTTGTTCTCGTATCCCAGGTATTGACATCCTAACTTTAGCTTTATTAGAGAGATTTTCTTTATTACATTCTTTAGAACACGTTTTATTCTTACCACTATTGTTGCCGCAAATTATACATTGTGCCATAGACACATTATACCATAATATACATAGGTAGGTAAGTGTATGTTATACTTACCTAAGTGTTCGTTGGCACGGCATTAAACTTCTCACCAGCACCAACCAAGAAATCTCTCTTAACTAATAACTGTTGCGGCAATCTGACCGCCTGCTTCTTACCATTAACAAGCTCCTGAGTGATTCTCAACTCTCTAAGAGACTGCATAACTATATAAATAGGTTTAGCAAAATAGGCAAAACCTAAAACAACCCCTCGCCCCTTATGTTTAAAGTATGGCGGTTGTTTGCCCTCTATCCATTGGATGTGCCCATCTTGAGTAAGTGTGAAGTCTACATTTTCGTATAGCTTAATCATCTTTTTGCCATCTTCTATGTAGGCAACGAACTCAACTTTTTCAGCTGGATAACGAAGTCGCATCAAGTTGTCGTGTGTTGGCTCATAATCTTTAAGTTCGTATAATCGCACAGTAACATCAAGGAGTTCAAGTCTATCATAAGTATTGAAGTCAGCTTGACTGCCATCTGGATAAGTTGTTGGCAATGTTACCACTGCGGAACCAACCTCCCAAACTCCATGTGCTTCGAATGTTTTCTCTATAGAGTTGCCTGTGAATGTGCCCCATATCTCTTTTGAGTCGTAGTATTGAATACCAGATCCGTCACAAAAAGCACAGTCAGGATCATGAGCTTGAAATGTAGTGCTCTCTAAGTTAAAGCACGGAATAGATTTAAAATGTCGCATCCTAAGTCCTCGCTGTGCCAACAATTGATCGAAACTCAACCCTTTTATGCTCGGGTCTGGAATGTACAGCGGCATCATGGATGGAGTAGTTGCTACTGCTCCTCCACTAGTTGCTGGGGCTTTAGGATACTGTTTATTTACTGGATCCATCGACATAAACTTATTATACCATTCCTACCATGATAGAATTAGTTTAAGGAATCTGAAATGATGGATGGTAAATCGATACTTAAGAAAATAATAGAAGAAGAGGGCAGCTGTTGCTGGTCTAAACCTTCTATTTGTGCCCTATGTCCTATTGGCAAGCTTAAGAAGAATAAGAACGGCAGCGACATGAATTGTGTAGATGCTATTGCCGTTGACGGTTTAACCGAGGAAGCAGCTGATGCTAAGTATAAAGAAGCCGCAATCAGATTATTGCTTGATGAAACTATCGACGATATGCTCGGAGGAGACCTCGATGTCCCTCCAACTGAGTGACGTTATACTCCAAGAGATAATAGATACTAAAGGTAACTGTCTAGATTCAAAGAGGTGTCCATCTTGCCCATTCAAAGCCACATGCCTGCCAGAGTATTTGAACTCAAAACCATTGTCGCCTCAGAGGCGTGTCAACCTCGCTTTAACAGTGATAGCACACCATTGGCTTATAGAGTCGGATATGAGTGTAGAGGATATAAAACACGACTACACCATAGAGAAAAATTAGTAGAATCTATAATAGATAAAGATACCGACGATAGGGTTAGATACTGCCTATTCGTTTTTCTATATAAATTATTAGGTGACAGTGTATGGAAAGAGAAAAGCAACGACTTGAGAAGATAAGGGATATGCTCAACAGCTCCTCTATCGACGAACTCTCTTATATAATAGGTAGATATTGTGGAAAACAGAATCAAATCTTATGTGAGAAGAAATATGGCTACTCTATACCTATTGAGATGGCTCAGGCTATCCATGCCGACAAAGCTATGGAATTATACCTACTCTCAGATGAGATTCCTGTTAAAATAGAAGAGTAACCTCTATAGGAGGCATGATGTGGAAAAGCGTAGAGTTCGTCCAATTCAAATCAAGTTCAAGAACAACAAAGAAGCCATCGACTACTTTCACCGTTTCAAACTTAAATACTTCCTACTATCACTCCTCTCCACAAAGTGAGACTTTATGTGCTTTACCTCTGTAAACATGGAACAGATAAACTCAGCGAGAGCTATTTTTAAGTTATTGAGAAAACTTAAGGTATGTGGTACTATTGTGACAACTGTCCAGAGCAATTACACTCCATATCCAGCAACAAAACAGTGGAATTACTCCATGTCGATGGTATCGTATGATCCGCTACTTTATAAAACACCCTCTGAAGTTGCTGAGGATGCTTTAGAGTGTCTATTTGTGTAAGAGATGTTAGAGAGGCAACCCTCTATAGATTCCATCGTTAGAGAGCCACTAGATAAGTCTTGGTATGTACTAACTTCTAATGCTTTTATTAGAGCATCAAGTGTGCTTTGAAAGTCAAACTCTTTTGTAACACCGAGTTTGTTTAGTAAACCTGTTAAATGTCTGTAATCTTGCTTCTTCACATGTGCTCCAATAAGCTTTTATAGCCCATAAAGTAATTATACCAACCTCGTAAAAGGTACCTACTCGTTTACGTCTCGACGGGGCCTCCCAAATGCTATATATTAAGTTAGAGTTTAACTATATTCACTTTAAGTTTCATCAACAGTCGAGCAATGTTAACATAAGCGATCATGTCTTTTTTCGGCATCGCGGTGTAATGGTTGTAAAATAGGTGTGAACCATCTGTATTCATAACGCCCCACTCACCATACCCGTAGTAGAGATCACCCACAGCGTACACCAAGCTTATGAAGCGTCAGCAATAGCCGCTGATACCTCTCAGGGTACGCGCTGAACATCCACATGGCCACAAAGTTGTCGTGGTACGGCAACCCTTCAAACGCACTACTGAGGTCCTTAACATCTATTATCATGTCTGAATTATACCCTCTGTATATGATCGCCTATGTACATTGAGTCTCACCAAAAGATTGATGAGTGCTATCCTACTTCGTTCTCTCTGCGAGAGGTAATACATGTGATACGGAAATGCTGCCGCCATATATTAACTCTACATCATATCCTTGGTGGTGAGATACCTAGTTTGTACAGAAACATAAGCAAGCATGCCTTTTGCCATGGTAGGGTTGACAGGTTATCCCACAAGGTGCGTGGGATATAATGTGTATTGTATCTAGCCCTACAAGCATATATAACCTCATCTAGCAAAACACCCCTATTTGCCTCAAACTCTTCTCTTGTCATATTGCTGTGGCCTCACTCCCAGTTTATATAGTAATATCAACAGGCATTGGATATGCTGTGAATAGAAACCCGTGTAGCTTTTGCTGCTCGCATGATAAACATATATGTGTATTTTTGCCATATCCCATTTATACCCAACATCAAACCCCAACTCTACTGAGTTGGGTCACCACTACTATACACTGAGACTCCTATAGGGCCATCTCCAATCAACGCGCGGGCCTGTGTGGTTTGAGCGTAATGCCATAAGTTCTTGGTGTTGCAAGGGATGTTGAGTTCATTAAGGAGGTAGAGTAGGCGGCACATTGCCTTGAAGCGGGCTGTATCGATGTTGCTATCAAAGGAGAATGTCATTATGCATCCGCTTTATCGACATCGTAGGAGATGACGTGGCATGGTTTGGTGGACGACAGTGTGACATTTGTGATCTCACTTGTGCCGTTGATGAGGATAGGTGCCTTTATCCCAAGGAGACATAAGAGGCGGTATAGGTTCCAGGTGTGTAGCATTGGGTCATTATGCATAGGGGTATTGTACCAGGTGGGCCTGTATGTATCCTGGTGAAATTGTTATATATTTAGGAAAGAAGTGTACCGGGTTAATGTGAATTAATGGGGCGGGTAAGCCGGTGGGCCCTGTTTATATAAAATATTTTATATTTATTAGGAAATGGGTACTACCCTGTGTTTGCTTATGGGGTAGATAGGCCAGGGGCATGTTTTATAGGAAAAAGTGTAGGTACA